ATCGCCTCACCCGGCGCGCATTTGAAATAAAGACCAATGTCCTCAAACTCGGTAATAAGAGTGACGGGCCGATCGTTTTCCACCCTCGGACTACTTGCCGCCCTGGAGTCCATGAATCTCTCCGACACCACTTCCCTCGATCCCGCCTCTTCCGTCCACCCCGAAACGGCATCACCTTCCCTCTGACCGGGCTTTCGCTTGTACTCTTCCCAATCCTTCCAACCTTCCAACCTTGCGATCTCGCGCTTGATCTTCCATAGACCGAAACCGAAAGTGTCCTGAGCTGGCCCCGGTCTTCCGTCGGGCTTCTTGCCATCCGGCAACGCCCACGGCCCCGGAACTCCTATTTCCGGTATCTCATAAGAACCGGGCCACTCACGATATGCGTAAATACTTTCACCAACCACACGAAACCAGACCATGTAAAAGTTGCGGCCGCTGGACGGATCGCAAACCAATACGTTGAAACCCTCCTTCGGAATGTCCTCCTCGGACAAGCAATGCACCTTGGGATCGAAGCGTGGGAACCGTCCCGCCATAGTCTTGTTGGCCACGCCGTAAAACCTCTCACGGACAAACCATCTCGGCTTGCCCTTGATCATCTCCGACACCGCAGACGGATTTCCATAGGGATTGTCGCTGGAATGAAAAAACACTACAGCTCGATTGCCGCCGCCTTCCGCGCATTTCAAAACCCTTGGAACCGTCTCAAACTTTCTGCCCTCCGGAATTGGCGGCTGCCCGCTACGGCCCTCGACCCATGCCATGCAATCCTCCAACTCCAAGGCCAGATCATCCAGAGGCGACCCCTCGTCCTTGGGACATAAGTACGCTATTGATTCCCTGACTGCTTCCGCACCGTCCTGAAACATCTTGCATGTGGCCGAATAACCCTTAACGGGCGTAAAGGTTATGAGCATTTTCGCAAGCGGCGCGCGTGTGGTAATTCTCAAAGTCAGCGTCTCCACCCAATCCGGGGGAATAAGCTCGTCCGGCCAAGCAATGTTCAGCTCTCCACCCTCGATCTTCTCACGATCCTGCTCGTAGTTTCTAAAGATACATTCGGAGGCGTTGGGCAACACGAACTTGGAGTCTGAAAAGCCGTACTTCTGATTATAGCTTATGTAAGCCACTTCCGTCCTAATCTTTCTCCTTTGGTCAGGCGGCAGGTACTTCCACATCAAAGGATGCTGATACTCGATCGAGTTTTGATTGTTTTCATGAAAACACCACGCTCTCGCCCGCTTTACGTACTGCAACATCATCATGGTTCGCTTACTAGCGTACTCACTTTTCCCCGCACGATTTCCACCATTTATCAGCATGACGTCCACGGGTTTATCGAAACCCAACGCCTCGCGCGTCTTAGCCGCTTCCTCTTCGTCAATCCACGGCCAACCCAAAAGATGGTCGCAAATTTTCCAGATCGGAGGCTCCCAACCCTTGCGAAGCATATCTTCCTGTTCATCCCGAATGGCCTTCTCCCGAGCAGACATCAACTCCATCCACTTCTCCGACCCCATCGCCTCGGCTTCCGCTAAAGTCGGCAGCTCCAAGATCGGATGCTTTGTCGGCGTGAAAGTCATAAACCCAATTCCATCTGGCCACTTTCGGTTTGCGGCTCCCAAATCACCAAAACTTCATCGTCGGGGTTCTTGTAGTCGCATTCGATTTTATTCCCCCTTCGACGGCCCAAACCATTAAACCACCCGCAACCCATTGTGTTGGGGGCGTTGTTTTTCAATGGATAAGCCTGAATAAACCATTTCCCGTCGTAATCGCCCGTATGATAGACAAAATAACTTAATTCCGACCAACTTCCCTTTACTACGGAACCAAACGAAATCGGGTGATGCGGCAGAACACGGCTCTCCCAAGGATACTTGGTCTTCAGGTACTTGCCGTCGATCATCGGTACAACAACCAAACCAAGCCCATCCCGACGCCCAATAAGAAACAAAAGCACAACAAGCTCATCATTCCGACTCCTCGAAATCCACAATGCGCGGCCCCTCTTGCCGTTCTTTGACGCACAACGTCTTTGCTCCTTCAGGCAAACCTTTCGGCACTTCATCGAAAAAAACCGACATGTGCTTGTCCAGTTTCTTCAACATATCGTTTTCCCTTTTATAGACCTTCCCGACCGCAACTGGCCGCATCTCCATGGACAGGCTGTTCTCCTCAATCTGTTCTATGGTTATCTCCACTCGGATCATGATGTTTTTTCCTCCTCACGCTTTGAGTCAGGTCTCTCCGACTCTGATTCACTGGGCAGACAAAAGTTACCCCGGCCAAGGATCTCCCTCGGCACCACACCGCCAGCGAGACCTGACTCAATCCGTGCCTCGTTTTTTGCCCGATTCACTCGATGCAACTTGTTAATGTTTCTTTTCCTTCTTCGCTGACTTTTGCTTAATTTTTTCATGTCTTACAAAAAACTTAAAACTCCACAGGCGACTCTCTATCCACTTGAGGCACTCGGCCGCATTGACTACTTCGGCCAAACTCACGCAATTATCCGAACAGATGGCCCGTTCATTCAGATACGACAGTACGTCGGACTCCCCCCATCCATGTGCGCTCGCCCACTTTTCCAATGCGTTCACAGTTTTCCCTGCTCCCTCAACTCGGCGTCATCCTTCTTCCAATCCCGCCCATAAGTTAAATCCTGAGTGTCGTACAGGTGGGCCAGAGTGACGGCATGGTCACACTCCATCTCTTCTCCGACATGGGTTGGTACTTCAACAATCGGCCAAATGCCACGCTCTCGGGCCTCCGACTCATCCATCCATTCGCCACGACGGAATATTCTTTCAAAGATTTTCTTAATCACGGACATAAACAATAGGCATTTCGTCGGAGGTGTTCTTGTACTGCCAACAGGTTTGATCAAAATGCAGATTGGCGATCGGCTCTTCCCCGCTCTCCCGCTGCGCCAACACGGCAAAAATGGAATCCGGCTGATGCCGAACATCCTCCATTGAAGGAGTTTTCGCATTCGCCTCCCCCGCCTCAATTTCGTACAAAAGCTTCTCCTTCTTTTTGTTTCGCCAAACGCAGACGACGTTGTGAGCGATGTTCGTAACGTGTACCGACCCACGAACCATGTGCTTGGACGGCCACCCACTTTCCTCCGGCCTTTTGGCGTCGGGCTTTTTTGAGTGAGCCACCAAATGAAGATGCACGTCGTACTTCATGGCAAAGTCGGCGCAGGTATTCATCAACTCCTTCAGTCTGGCGTCCTCATCTTCGGGAATATCCAGACGCATCAAGGAATCTATCACGAAATGCGTTACGCCGTACTTCTTGGCTGCATAGGCAAATACCTCAAGCACTTCGCCCGGATTGGCCGAGCCAACCTTGTCGTAAACCCAAAAGTGCCGATCGGCCCACTCCAAGGCCCACTTAAACTCCTTTTCCCCGCTTGGCTTGTCTTTCGCCAATCCCTGCCGAATGATGTTCTGGAGGTTTTTCTGCGGCTTCATCTCCAAGCTGCACAAGCAGGACTTGCGGCCGTAACGGGAAAGATGAACCAACATAAAGTTCAACAGGATGGTCTTTCCATGCTTACTGTAACCCGTCCACACCGTTACCTCACCAGGGCGAAACCGAAACGGAAAGTTTTCCTTCCAAGGAAGGGGATCGCCTGCGGCCTCCTCGTCCGACGGCCAAAAGCATTCCCAAATCTCATTTTCAAAATCCTTGGCCGACTTCAGCTCGGAAGGATCGAGGTTCTTAGCTTCAGATAATGGCCCCCCCGAAAACTCCTTCGGGCCAAAACCTTTCATAAGATATTCGTTCGCATCCTTTATCCCGTCGGGCCACAAAATGAAATGGGTCTTAACCAAGCCCAATCGGCGGGCGATGCTTTCGGCCGCCCTGCGGCCCACCTCGTCGTTGTCCGTCGCCATGTAGATCGACAAATGAGGATCAATCCAATCATCTAGATCATGCTCGATCCACTCGGAGTTCTTGTCTTCGGGATCATTCGTGACCTCCTTGGCCCCAAACGGTACGCTGACGGCAGGACAACCAAGATCATACATCGACATGGCGTCCAGCTCCCCTTCCGTAAGATACATGGCCGTCTGGTCTTCGGGAACTGCGGGAATGCCAAATAGAATCTTCTTTGATCTCGTCGACGTGCGAATGAATTCCTTTTTATCCGGGTCTCGCCACTTGAGCATTTGAACCTCCCCCGCCGAATCTATGAACGGAAAAATACAACAAACATTGGAATTCTTGTCGTAAGGATACTTCCCCTCGCATATTCCGTATGCTCGAATGGCGTCGGGGGAGATTTTTCGCTCCTCCGTAAGCCATTTCCAAACCCTCGATCCCTCGGCCACGGGAACCAGATACTTCTTCAAGTCATCGGCCCGTGGGGGCGCTTTTTTGAATTTTCGGCCGAAACTCCCATCACTAGGAGGACGATA